CATATTTTCAATCTCTGCCAGAGAGTATTTGTGGTACTGCATCAAAGCGAAGTTTAGTTTATAATAGTTCGCCAAGTTTTCATGACAGAGATTCATTAAAAAAAACTTTGCATTCCTTCTAAGGTTTTCTTATGATGTAGATTGCAAATTGGACAATCATACTCTACATCCTTTTTAATCCTTGGTAATGTAGCAAAGAATTGTTGAACTTTTACAAACTGCTCAGAGTTTAGATTATAAAGGAAATCTAGAAGTTCTGTTTTCTTTTGTTCTTTTGCATAATGAATTTTATCGCCTTCGTAGATTAGTTCAATACAATCAGCGACAATATCAAAGATGTTATCAAGATCATCAGAATTAGTTTTTTCTAACTTGGTCATAATCTCAATAGTAGGATACTTCATCATAATACCAACTTCACCAAACAAGTCAATCTTGTTAGTGTGACCTTCTGGTGTTTCTACTTCAATCTTAGTAAGATCAATAGAGATCTTTACTTTGGCTTTATCATTCTGGTCACCATGGTCAACATCACATGGAAAGAACAATTCTATAATTTCACCAACAGACTTTGCTCGAATTTGAGTAAATATATACTCAAGGTCAAACGTAGAAAGAGAATCAGGATCTATTTTATCTAAGATACAAGATCTAATTACGTCTTTTAAAGTATCAACCATAACAACAATGTCTTCACTTTGTTGCGCAATTAATATTGATTTTTCTTCTTTGACTAAAAATGGGCGATACTTAACACTTTTTTTAGTTGAAGGGATCACCAAGTTGTACGTTGGTGTGCTCATTACTGGTAATGCCATAATTATTCTCCTTTAGACATATTCTTAATTAACTTATTCAACTCAGCTGTGCTACCAACAAAGATAGCGTTATTTGTAACCTTGTCACCTGCACCTTTCTTTGGCGCATCTAGTTTTTGTTTCTGCAGATGTATATCCAATAGTTGTTGGTTAACATCAGCAAGTTGTTTCATAAGGTTGCCCACAACTTCAAAAGCACGTGGGTGTTCAGATTGTTTTGCAACTTCTAACGCATGATATAAAGCATTCTGACCAGTTATTAGAAGTTCACGTAGATTTCCTCTAGTAGTTTCGTAGTCAGTTTCAATTTTACCTTCTGGTGTTTTTACAATTTCACCAGTGGTATTATCAATCACTTCAAGTTCCTTTTGTTGAGGTGTCATATTAAATACCTCAGATAATGTATCATCAATTTTCATATTAGTCGTTACGAGTATTTCTAGTTGGAGGATCGTTAGGATCAAGAGCCACTGATACTTGTGCTGATAACATTGGTCTTGGAACTGGCGCTGGAGCAGGTGTAGGTAAAGTTGGTGTTACATTTACTGCTGACCCTGCAATCTTTTCTTGCGTGCGACCAAAAGCAGCGATACCTAGAACAGCACCCATAGCAAGGTGAAATAAACCAGCACCTTGAAGTGTTAGCGGATTCCATTGCGCCATATTCGCTGTGTGTAATACTGCGTGTAAAATAGACCAAAGTACAGGAAATATGACAAAGTCGCAAGTACACACAACCATGTACATCCAACCCATAGCTGGACGCCATTTCTTTTGCATCCAATCTTCTTCTTTTTTAACTTCTTCTACCATACATTACCTCTTTAAAATACCTGGAATTTTTGTCACAATTTTGGAACCAACTGCACCGATTGCGAAATTCTTTAATCTGTTCACGAACTTAGTTAGAGGATCGTTTTGTACTTTTGTTGCACTTGGAGTTTCGTTAAAAACTGGATTATACTTATTATTATATCCAGGAATGCCAGTAACAACAGTATCTCCAATAAAAATTGGATTATATGCACTTGGTGTATCGCCTTCAAATTGATATGGGTAGAAACTACCATCATATTGATCTTCGTTATATGTAGTAGTATATTTACCAACATAATAGTATTTGTAAGCAAAATTAACAGATAACTTCATTATGTCTTTTCCAGCATAATCTAATTGTATTGTACCAATACTTTTTGGGAATGCTTCATATAACTTAACACCGTATCTAGAATTGTTTTTTAAATCTTGTACTTCAATTACGATATCGCAAGTATAATTATCGTAATAATTAAAATTTCTAGTACCTGGATTTTGTATTGATGTTATCCAATCATCAAAAAATGTTTTTACTGCCATTGATGTATCAACATAGAATGACATATTAACATCGTCAAACAATCTTTCATATGGCGCTTTTCTAGTTTCACCATAAGTCCTCATATCAGAAGTGTTAAAGTTTGTTCCTGGAATTTGAATTTGGTCGCATAGCATTAATACATCTCGTGATCTTTCTCCACGATTTGATATTAATACAGTGTATCTGTTAGTTCTTGCTAAACCACCAAGTTTTACTAATGATATAAAATCGTTTAATGGAGATTGTGCCATTTATGCTCTTCTTATAATTTTTCTGGAATCTGCCCAGACTTGTTGTTTGGATGCGCCAACAAATCTTTCAACAGGTAATAACATAGCAGTTGCCCAGTCTTCTGAATAGATTTGTCTAAATTGGCTTCTTACATGACCAGATAAATATTGTTTTACGCAGGGCTTGGCAGGAGCAAAACGAGAAACTCCATCAATCAATGCCCAGCTGTATTTGATTCTTGTTGTTTCATCCATACGACTATTGTTCTTAAATACTAGCAACTGGTCCAGTAAGTTAATTCTTAGGTGGTATGGTAGATAGTGCATATTTAAACCATAGAATCCGTCTTGAGTTTTTCTAAAAGGAAACACTAATGGAAATCTGTCATAATATGGTAGATCGTCTTTTGTTTTTGGATCATATACATACATATATAAGTTTCCAGGAACGATAGCAGATCTTAGGTGGCTCGGCTCACCCTTCAACACTTTATTTGGAGTGATGTTTTGCTGCGCCATAGCAGCGACTTGCTTTTCGAACCAACCTCTAGATCTCTTTACCGCATTGGTAAGGTCAAATTTGTTTTGGTCGAAAACGTCTTGAATTGGTTTCTTAATAGCCATATTCTTTATTTAGGTCAAAACCAACCCAAGTTCTTTTTCTGTTATGATTTTAAATTCCCAGCCACGATCTTTGCAGTATTCGGTCGCTGCTTTCCACTTGGCTTGGTTTTTGATATAAGTCATAGACTCAGTAATATATCTCTTGGTTTGACGTCCAGGATATTCTGGCGGAACACATTGTTTAGCTGGTTTTACTTCAACTAGATATCGCTTTAATGATCCATCTTTCTGTTGAACTTGGATCTGAAAGTCTACGAAATAACGATGAATTTTATTGTCGGTTGGGCAACGATAAGGTACTATCGTTTCTTCCGATTGCCACTTTATAATGCTTGGATTCTTGTCACACCAAGATGCAAAACGAGTCTCCCAACTAGATCGCATGATAATGTTGGTTGGATCTCCAGTATATTTTTCTGGATATAAAGGTTTGAACAATCTTTTATGGAACATAAATAAGTAATAGAATAGCCAATAACCCACTATTTAGAGAAATTAAATGGCAGATACCACACCAGCAACGCAAGCAGCACCAGCTTCTACTACTCCAAAACCAAACCTTTATACGCCAAGAGGGGAATCGTCACAATTTGAGAAGGGTAAATATGATATAAGCAACTACTCATATCCATCTGATTTGTATGATAATCGTGGTACATATGGTGGTAATTATGCTATATTTTATATCAACGTATCTAGTGAATCCAAATTATTAAAAGAAGATGGAGTTCAAACAGTCGCTGATTTTACTGCAAATGACAGGGGTGATTTAGTTGGTCAAGGATTAAGTGCTACTCAATTAACAGCAGCAAATGCTACAGCAGGAGTTATTACTGGTGCTATCGCTGGTGGATTATTAACTGGTGATGTAAAGGGTGCGGCAGCTGGTGCAGCTACTGGCGGTATCGTCGGCGCAGCTACTGGCGCAATTGTTGGCTCGCAGGGGTCTCGTTCACAGAAACGATTGAAGACTGCTATCGCTTTACATATTCCAAACAATCTTTCAGTTAATTACAGCATGTCTTGGAGTGAAGAAGATACTGGTGCACTGGCCATGGCTGCAGCTGGAGGTTACGAAGTAGCAAAAGCAATTAGCACTGGTGGTAAAAATACTGACGTAAGTGGTGTCGGTGCAGCTATTCTTACTAATATTGCTCTTGCGAATGGTCCAAACCAAGGAGCAAATTCTGTTGCTACTGGATTAGCAGCAAACCCAAAGAAAGAACAAGTATTTAAAGGTGTCAACTTCAGAACATTTAGTTTTGATTATAAGTTCTTCCCAAGAAACTGGAATGAAGCACAAAACATACGTAACATTATTGCTCAGTTTAAATACCACATGCATCCTGAATTCAAGGATAACAATAATTTCGTTTATATCTATCCATCTGAATTTGATATCTTCTATTATCAAGATGGCGAAGAAAATCTAAACTTGCATCGCCACACTTCTTGCGTTCTCACTGATATGTCAATCAATTATACACCAAACGGCATGTTCAGTACATTCCCTGATGGTTCGCCAACTCAAATTGATATTACTTTATCATTCCGTGAATTGGCTCTATTGACTAAAGATAAAGTTAAGGATGGTCTATAATGTATTTTAAAAATTTCCCAAAGATGCTTTATGACTTTGATATTACTAAAGTCTCAGGATCTGGAACTCAAGCAAAAGCTACAGCGTTTATTGGTGGCGGAGCAATTACTGGTGTTCGTATTGATGATGGCGGGACAGGTTATGTTTCGGCAGATATAATTTTCTCCGCTCCAGATCAAATATATCAAGGTAGCCAGTCAGCTGCTCAAGGATTTGCTATTGTTAATAATGGTTCCATAACAGAAATTGTCATGACCATTGGTGGCGCAGGTTATACATCAACTCCAACTGTAACTATCTCAACACCATATACTACTTTAGAAACGCAAACCAAAGCACTAATCCTTACTGATATAACACGAAATATTAGATTTCGCAGAGACATTCTTGCTAATATTACGGTATATGATTTCTATGATGTTGTTGAAGGAGAAACTCCAGAAATAGTTGCCGAAAAGATTTATGGTAATGCTCAATATCACTGGGTTGTTATGCTTGTCAATGAACGATATGATTATCTTGGCGACTGGCCATTGACTCAAGCAGCACTTGATCAATATATTATTGACAAATATGGTTCTACTGCAAATTCTATAAATCACTATGAGAATGCTAAAGGAATGACTGTTCCTTCAGACTACCCTTCTGCTGTTCCAATTACTAATGCAAATTATGAAGCGCAAGTAAATGAATCTAAGCGTAGAATTAAGATTATATCAGCACAGTTGTTATCAACGATTCTTAAAAACTTTAAAGATGAAATCTAATGCAATCAGTAGATAAAGAATTAAGATTTGCTGGTGATGTTAGTATTGAGAAATGCGACATATTTACTAGTGGTGGATTGAGGCAGGATATTGCCGCTCAGGTAATCGCTATTGCAGTTCATGAAGATATATTCTCACCATTTATATCTGGTTCACTAACAGTAAGAGAGTCCTTTGACTTGGTAAATCTTTTTCCATTCGTTGGTGAAGAGATGGTTGAGATTGAGATTGTAACCCCAACTCTAGACGAAAATAAAAACATACGTGGTATATTCTACATCTATAAGATGACTGATAGAGTATTACTTGGTGATAAACTGGTTGCATATGTTTTGCATTTTATATCACCCGAAGCGATTATTGACTTAAACAAAAAGATTAGCAAAGTATATTCTGGTACACCAGAAGAAATTATTAAATCTCTACTTACTGATAACGTAAATGGTTTGCAGACTAAGAAAGAAATATTTGTTGAGCCAACAGACAAACAAATTAAATTCATATCAAATTTTTGGTCGCCATCTAAGTGTATTAACTGGGTTACTGATAGCGCAGTAAATAAAAACGATGCTCCAAACTATGTGTTCTTTGAAAACCGATTTGGGTTTTACTTTATATCACTAGATACTCTTTATGCTAATGGTTTATATCAGTCGTTTACTAAAGACGGCTACACTAGAGATTCACTACCAAATGGTGGCGATGCTAGAAACGTAGAAGAAGATTTTAGAAGAATAGATGAAATCACAATTCCTGTTGGATACGACTATATGAGTAAGATTCGTGGTGGTATGTATTCTTCTAAATTAATTTCTTATGATTTGAATAGAAAAATATACAATTCTAGAAATTATAACATAAGAGATAAATACGAAAAACTAAATCACTTGAATAAGAATAAATTAATTGGTGATAACGCTATCTTCAGAGCCAATTCTCTGATACTAAATTATCCAAGACATAACGCTAACTTCAGTGGATTCGATGATGCCACTAATTACAAATATGCTCAAGAACGAATTTCTTTAATGAACTTGGCAGAAGCCAGCAAGATTGAGATTACTGTCCCAGGAAGATCTGATTACACAGTTGGTCAGAAAGTTTCTGTTACTCTAAACAAGATTCAACCAGTAAGCAAAGAAGATGATAATCAAGATATAGTTGATAAGATGTTTTCTGGTTTTTATATTATATCTGCAATTAACCATTATGTGACTAGAGAAAGACATGAATGTCATATGGAATTAATTAAAGATAGTTTACAATTAAATATTGATGGGAAGAAATAATGTTTTATACAGGTGTAGTTGAAAGTCGTTCAGACCCATTAGAACTTGGTCGTTGTCAGGTTCGTATTGTAGGGTTACATACTCACGATAAAACACAACTACCAACTCAGCAATTACCATGGGCAACTCCAGTTCAGCCGATTGGTTCTGCTGCTATGAATGGTATTGGTTATACTCCAGTTGGTCCAGTTGAAGGTACTACTGTTATTATTATGTTTGCTGATCCAGATATGCAGCAACCAGTTATGCTTGGTACTGTTGGTGGTATTCCTCAAGCACCACAACCAGTTGCTGATGATGATAGCGCAACTGCTATTCAGTCATATGCTATTAAAGATATTATTCTTCGAACTATTCAAGGTCCAGTTACTGGTAAACAACTAACCTTTATTGATAAAGAAACAAACAGAACTAATCTTACAAGTGGATTAGCTGCTAACATGAAAGTCCTTGGGTTTGGTCTTTCTAATAATTGTACTATTGTTTCTATAGATTCAGCAACTCAAATAACCATTAGCGAAGAAGTTACTGGTTATGGCGAAAATATTATTACTTTCAAAGCAGCTGCCACAAACGTAGCTGCAGTAAATCAAAGTAAAGCGTCAACAGTATTAACTGACAGTAGTGGCAATCCAGTACTTAGTGGTGATGGAACTCCTGTTCAGACTACACCTGCTGCTCCAAGCGCAACTACTCCTGCCGCACCTGCATCAAATGCAACAAACACTTCTATTCCAACTGTTCCGCCACCAAAGTCTTCATCAAATGCAAGTAAAGCATCTGATGGTATTAAAGCACTTATTGCTGCGTGTGACAAAGTTGGATTGACTACCAAAGAGCAGAAATGTGCGTTACTTGGTATTGCTGGTGGTGAGTCTGGTTGGATTCCTCAGCTAGAAGGTTATAATTATAGTGCAGCACGTTTAAAACAAATCTATTCGTTTACAACTGAAGAAACTGCAGCTAAATTTTCTGAGGCTTCTAAGAAAGGTGTTAGCAGACAAGAATTCTTTAGTTGGGTATATGGTCCGTCTCAGCGTGGTAAAAACTTTTTGGGTAATCAAACAGATGCTGATGGTGGTAAGTATTTCGGTCGTGGATTTATTCAGTTGACTGGTAAAGGTAATTATGCACGTTACCAGAAACTGGCCAATGCTGCTGGTTTGAATATTGATATTGTTAATAATCCAGATTCACTTGATGCTGATATTAATGTATCAGCATTGGTTGCTGCTCTCTATATTAAAGACAGAGTACCAAAGGGTGTTAAACCAAATGCACATCCTGACTTTTTTCTTGCAGCAAAAAAAGCAGTTGGTGTTAACTCACCAGACATTGCAGCAAGAAAATTAAAATACTATGAGTATTTCTATGGTACGATCGCTGGCGGTGCAGTAGAAAAAGATGCTAATCCACCTTCAGTTGAACCACCAAAAGATGGTGGTAATCCAACACCTGGACCATCTGAAGCGTCAATTGCAAATGGAACTGACAATACTGGTTTTAGAGATCCAAATAATAAATACCCACTAAAAGATTATATTAATGAACCAGACACTAATCGTTTGGCTCGTGGTTTAATTGAAGGAACAATTGTTGAGAGGAAAGACGCTTCAATACGTAAAGGTGTTCCAAAAGCAATTGGTCAAGGTTCTTGGGATCAAAACTTACCTTCATATGGTGCGCAATATCCGTACAACAAAGTTTATGAATCCGAAGCTGGTCATATTCAAGAGTTTGATGATACACCTGGATATGAACGTCTGCATACATACCATAGAGCGGGAACATATCATGAAGTAGATCCAATGGGTACCCAGACTAACTATATTGTTGGTGATAACTTTACGATTACTGAACGTAATGGATTTATTTCAATTGGTGGTGAGTGTAATTTAACAGTAGATGGCAATGTTAACATCTTTTGTCGCACTGATGCTAATATTGAAGTTTCTCAAAATGCGGTTATCCAAGTTGGTAATAATTTAGATATTGGCGCAGCAAATGATGTTACTCTTGCAGTTGGTGGGAATATGCAGTTAAAAGCAGTTGGTGAATTAGATATTGCTGCCGATAATATCACATTTAAATCTGCAAATAATTTATTATTTCAAGCAGGGGTTAGTACAAGTATTAAATCAGAATCAGTTCAGATTGAATCCGCATCAGATATGAATATCCTTGCTGGTGGTACATTAAATGCTGATTATGCTGAAGGACAGTTTGGTAATGGTGCTTCAGGTGCGCAAGATGTAGCTGACTTTAATTTACCACCACCACCTGTAGGAGATCCATTGAATCCAACAGTACCACAATTAATTCCACCAGATCGTAGAGTAGCTGATGGTGCTGCTGCTGAAACACCTGAAGATTATTCAACACCTGAGGGTAGGGCAGAGTCTGCTAAACAATCAAGAGACAGTGGTGTAGCTAATCCACCAGTAGCTGTTGCAGCAGAACCTCCTGTGCCAGCTGCTGGTAATTCAACCGTAGTAGTTCCAGCTGATTGTAAGATTATTTACGCCACTACTAACTTTACCGATGACTACAGAATGTCAAAGAATTTTACATTAGGTATGTTAATGGATGGTGGTTTAAATGGTAAACATAAATTAGTTGATCAGCAATTGAAAGGCGCAGATGGCAAAATAAGATTATATACTGTTCAAGAAATTGTATGTAACCTTGCTCAGACTTGTCAAAATATTCTTGAGCCAGCATTAGAAGTTCTTCCAGGTGGTATTGGCGGAAGAAACAAACAATGGAAGATTACATCAGGATATCGTTTGAAGGGTGTTATTAAAACTGAATCACCAAATTCATCTCACTGCAAAGGTTTTGCTATTGATATAGCGTTATTACTTCCAGATAGATTAAGAAAAACTCATGAACTCGCTGGTAAACTAGAAAAGATTTTACCATACGATCAAATAATTTTAGAGTATCGTTATCAGGATCAAATTTGGATTCATATGGGTTATGGAACTTCTCAACGTAAACAAGCATTCACTATGCTTAATGATAAATCTTATGCTGGGACTTATCCTAAAGGTGGATTCGTTTTAGTTGATTCTATTACTCCTCCAGCAGCAGTGGTGAAAGGATAATATGGCGTGGACACCTTCTAATACTTCTTTAAAAATTGTGGATGAGTTACCTGTTTATACTAACTATTCACAAACATTTTCTTATGTTGATCCAGATCCACTAACAGATTATACAGTTACAGGAATTGTTGCAGATAAAACTAATGCTCTACTAACTGTTAATATTAATAGTATTTCTGGACAATACGATGCGGAACCTCATGGTGGAAGTAGTATTACATATTTGACTAAAAATAAAACATATAATACAGTTACTAATTTTAATGATATAACAAATTCATATGAAATATGTTCTTTCACCGCACCCACTGTACAAACTGTAACTTACAGTTATACCGTAACAGCTAAAGATAATAATGATATTGGACCAGATGTGCAGCAGACTTATACTGTCGTTTCTACTTTTAACTGGGATACAGGTAAATCTGCTTTAATAAATGCTATCGCTCAAACTAGGATCGGAAGATAATGCCAGCTGTAGCAAGAATTACTGATAATAGTACTGGGCATGGGTGTTTTGCGCCTACTGCATTAATTACTACCCCAGTGGCCAAGACTTATTTTAATGGGAAATTAGCTGGGGTTGTAGATTCTAATTGTAAATTTGCAGCGCATTCTTGTGGGATAACTACACATAATTCTGATATTCGTATCCCTAGTAGTGGAGCAAGCAAGACTTATATTGAGGGTAAAAAAGCAGCTAGAATTGGAGATAGTATTCAATGTGGTGACGCAATTGCTCAAGGTTCTGTAAATTCCTTCATAGAATAAACCTAAATAAGAATATGGCAAACAATACAAGAACATTCTCGGATTTAGATCTAAATTTCACGAAAAATCCCGTGACGATGGATGTTACTCGTCGTTTTGATGAGGATGCTGTAAAGAATGCTCTTAAGAATTTGATTCTAACTGGTAATTACGAGCGACCATTTCATAGCGAGATCGGTAGCCCAATTAGAAAACTTCTATTTGAGCCAGCATCTCCAATGCTTGGTGCTATGTTAAAAAGAACAATACAGGATGTTATTACTTCGTTTGAACCAAGAGTTAACATCATTGATATAATTTGCGTCGTAGCTTCAGATGATCAGACTATTAATGTTACTATTGAATTTACAATATTAAATACGACTGCTCCAATCACGCTAGATTTAACGCTACAGAGAACACGATAAATGGCAACTTCAAATAAAAAGATTAATGTTACAGCACTAGATTTTGATGACATTAAAAAGAATTTAAAAACATTCCTAAGTGGGCAAACAGAATTTCAAGATTACGATTTTGAAGGTTCTGCTATGGCTGTTATGTTGGACGTTCTGGCTTACAATACTCACTATAATGCTCTTTACAATAATCTTGCTATCAATGAGATGTTTCTTGATTCGGCAAGAAAACGTAACAGTGTAGTTTCTATTTCTAAGATGCTTGGTTACTCACCAAGATCTGCTACTTGCGCCAAAGCAACAATTACTCTTACGGTTTCTGCTCCTGGATCTGGTGCAACTACTTTAACTCTACCAGCCTATACTCCCTTCACTACTACAATTGATGGTGCGTCTTACACATTCTATACTACTGGTTCAGTTGTAGCTACAAGTTCAACTGGTATATTTACTTTTAGTAATTTGGTAATTACTGAAGGCACTCCACTGACATTTAATATTACTGTTGGAACTAATACACGTTATATTATTCCAAACTCAGCAATTGATTTAAATACTCTAACAGTAAGAATTCAAGATTCTGCTTCATCATCAGTGTATACTACATTTACCAAAGCTGAAACCTTAATTGGTATTGATTCTGCAACAAAATGTTTTTACGTTAAAGAGATTGACGAAGGTTTATACGAATTAACATTCGGTGATGGTAATCTTGGTGTTGAATTAGATACAGGTAATATTGTTCACTTAAATTATTTTGTCTCTAGTTTAGATGCTCCAAATAAAGCACGTCAATTTACATATGGTGGCGGGACTTTAATTTCTGGTGCAGCAATCTCTATTACAACAACTGGTATTGCTGCTAATGGAGCAGCAGCAGAAGATATCGATAGCATTCGTTTCAATGCTCCAAGAATGTACGCTTCTCAAAACAGAGCAGTTACCCCAGACGATTATAAAGCAATTGTATACTCACAATTCTCTGATGCTGCGTCAGTGACTTGTTGGGGTGGCGAGGATAATAATCCTCCAGTATATGGTAAGGTTTATATCTGCATAAAACCAAAGGATGCGGATAAGTTAACAACAACTCAAAAATCAGCGTTAATTGCAACAATTCTGGATCAACGAAATGTAGTTTCGGTTCAGCCTATTATTGTTGATCCAGAATTCATCAATATTGCATTAGATGTTACAGTTTACTATAATGAACAAGCTACTGCTAAGACAGCATCAGAAATCGCAGCTGGCGTTACCAATACTATCAATGCGTATAATGCAAATGACTTGAGTCGATTTGATGGCGTATTTAGATATTCCAAACTAAGTAAGTTAATTGATAACTCTGATCAAGCGATAACAAATAACATTACAACTGTATTGTTACGCAGAGAATTAAATGTTCGATACAATACTTCTGCTCAATACATATTGAATATGATTAACCCAATCTGGAGTTCTGGTCAAGCAGAAGAATCATTTAGAAGTACTGGGTTCTACGTGGCAGGCAGCGACGAATTACATTATCTTGATGATGATGGCGTTGCTCATGTTCGTTTGTTTAGATTTGGTGCCAATGGTATTAAGATTGTTGTAAACCCAACGATTGGTAATATTGATTACGCCAAAGGTGTTGTTGACATTAAGAACTTACATATTACTGCTCTTGCTGATATTGATTTAGAAATTTCTATTCGCCCATTATCAAATGACGTGGTATCAGCGTTGACTCAAATTGCTCAAATTGCCAAAGATCACTTAAAAGTAACTGCGCTTCCAGACCCAACTGCTTCTGGTGATTTGCGTGGTGGATATAACTACACATTTACTCCTAGTCGTTCATAATGATTACAAGACCTAAAGTCTCGTCCATAGTAGCATCACAGCTACCTGAATTTATCAGGGATGAGTATCAGACATTCGTTGATTTTCTAAAAGCATACTACGAATTTTTAGAAACAACGCAGAAAGATCCTACAACATTAAGAGATATTGATACCACTCTTGATGCATTCATTACGTACTTCAAAGATGAACTAGCGCAAAAGATACCATATTCAACTGTTGATGAGCGATTCTTAATATCAAGAATTAAAGATCTTTACCTTGCAAAAGGTAGTGAAGCGTCATATAAACTTCTGTTTAGAATTTTATTCAATAAAGATATTACACTTCAATATCCATCTACTCAGATGCTACGTGCTTCTGATGGTAAATGGAATCAAGACGTTTCGATTTTCGTAAAAATTCTTATTGGTAATCCACAAGATATTGTTGGTAAATTAGTAGATGTTGTTACTCAAACTAAGGTAGTTCGTGTTCTTGTAGATCGTCGTCAATACGTTGAGGTTGAAGTAGATCGTGCAATTAGAATCTCTGATGATGTTTATGAGTTTATTATAGATCGTCGTTTCTTTGGTGTAATTTCTGTTGGTGATACTTTACGTTATCTTGACAACAATAATAATTTGGTGTTCAATGGATTAATTTTACCAACAACATCTTCATTAATAGTTGAAGCACCTGGAACTGGATTTAAAGTAGGCGACCTTTACAATATTAATAACTTCCAAGGTTACGGAAGTATTATGAAAGTTTCCGAGGTAAATTCCACTGGTGGTATTGCTCTGGCGCAATTCATTAAATATGGAACTGGATATACTACAGATTTTTCATCTTCAATTATTTCACAGCAAGGTCAAGACAACGCTTCAACAGAAGGTGTTCTTATTTCTCGTGTTGACAGTTTCTTGGCACCTGCTAATAAATCTGTTGCTTTGGGTATTACGGAAAGTACATATGGTTTCGCAGAAAGCGGATCACTTAATACTGCTGATTATAACTTAGCGGTAAGTTCAGTTCTAACTGGAACACTTACTGCAACTAATGGTAGCGCAACTGTTACTGGCGTTGGAACATTATTTACTACTCAAGTTGAGTTCGGCGATCTTATAACACTGAATAATGTTCAATGTAAAGTTTTAAGTGTTGCAAGTAATACAAGTTTAACTCTTGTTTCTAATTTTGCAGGAACTACATCTAGTTCACTAACATCTGTTGCTAATTTGCGACCAGCAGCCCTTGATGGAACATATGCTGGTTTAACTATTCGTGAGTTTGGTATTAGTTCTGCTAACTCGGTTGCAACTACTACAACTCCTGCCATTATTAAAGTATCCCTTGGTCCACTTGCTAAATATCCAGGGTATTATGTTAATAATGACGGATTCTTAGATGATGCGATTTACATCCAAGATAGTAATTATTACCAAGCATTTTCGTATGTTATTAAGATTGACCAATCTTTAAATACATATAAAACTATTGTTAAGAATTTAATTCACCCTGCTGGTATGGCAGTTTTTGGTGAGTATGATTTACGTAATGAATTTACAATTCAGACTGCTATTGAATCTCTAATTAAGATTCTTTCTATTACAGTATCAGATTCAGCAGTATCAGGTAATAATCTAGAGATTAAGAATATAACTAAAATTCTTAATTCACAAGTTTATAATCATTATTTAAATAATGGGGTAACCCTTGACGTTGATACAGTAGGTACTAATGACTTTACTGGAACATTACTAAATAGAACATTACCATTCTTTACTTCAACTAAACCTCTTGGAACCCATGCTACTCTAGCAGGTCCAACTGAAAATTCTACAGTTTTACCAACAGATTCAGGTGGATTGATATTATTTAACCCATATGTTGATGCTGGTTACTTTTTAAATGACGGTGGTTCATATGTTGGAACCCCTACAACTTTCTAATTAAGGAGATATTATGAACTTAAACGATACATTCAAACCAACTGGCGAACTTGAGATAGTTGTTCGTGGACCAGATGGCAATATTAAAGAAATCCGTAAAGCAAAAAACTTAGTAGTTTCTGCTGGTAAAACATACATTGCTTCTCGTATGGTAGGAACTTCTTCAGGTATTATGTCACATATGGCTATTGGTACTGGTACTGCAACACCTGGAGCGTCAGATACTACATTGGGTACTGAGGCTGGTCGTGTTACTTTGGCTTCTGGTTCTAACTCTGCTAATGCTATCACTTATACTGCTACATTCCCAGCTGGTACTGGTACGGGTGCTATTACTGAAGCTGCAGTTTTAAACGCAGCATCTGTTGGTACTATGCTATGTCGCACAACCTTCCCTGTAGTTAACAAAGCAGCTGGTGATTCTATCGCTGTTACATGGGTAGTTACAATCAGCTAATTGGAAATCTAAATGTCATCATTACTAAAATCTCCGTTAAGCAACTCTATTGCTAACGCAGTATATAATGAAATCCAGAATCGTAGTGCACGTTATTACTACTTTTTAGGTAAAACTATTAATTGGACAGATGAGACTAATCCTCCATATCCAATCGATAGTTTCAATTACGAATTGCAATCTCGTAATGAAATTATTACTTTAAAAGAACTTAACTCAACCGATGTGGCTTTCGTAATTCCTAGAGTAGACTGGGTCACTGGTCAAGTTTGGGATATGTATGATGATCAATATTCCACAGAAGTGCAAGGTATTAATTTAATTGCGGGTGGATTTGGTTATTCTTCAATACCAACTATTACTATTACTGGTGGTGGTGGAACTGGTGCGTCAGCGTCAGCTGTTCTTAGTAATGGTAGTATTATTGGCATTACGCTAAACTCTCGTGGTACAGGTTACACCGCTATTCCAACTGTTACTATCTCTGGTGGTGGTGGATCAGCTGCTACTGCAACTGCAGTTGTTAATATTGCTCCTTCTGGCGCACAGCGTTTGGAAGATACAAATTGTTACGCTATTACTGATGATTTTAACGTATACAAAGTTCTTGATAATAACAATAACGCAATTTCAACTTATAAACCAGTTGGTACTGTTGTAGATCCAGTTATTATGCCTGATGGATATATGTGGAAATACTTGTACAGTATTCCAATTGCTCTGCGTAATAAATTCTTGACTGACGTATATATGCCAGTCGTTAACTCTATTCGTTCACAGTTTTATTCTGGTGGTGAGATTTTAAATATTAAAATTGACAACGCTGGCCAGAATTATAGTTTCGCAAACATTACAGTTGCAGGCGATGGATTTAGAGCATCTGATCCATTGTTATTAAATGCACTAACAATTTCTGCAGGCGGTACTGGTTATACTTCTGGTGCTACTTTAACTGTTGCTCCTCCATTTAATGGAGCCAATACTTGGGTTGCTGGTGTTGGCATTCTCCTTGGTCAGAAAGTAGAATATTTAAATAATATGTATGAGTGTACAGTTTCAGGAACTACTGCTACTCCTGGACCTAGTCATAAATCAGGTATTGTTGCAAATGGTACTGCTGGATTAAAATATATTGGCACTAGAGCAACTGGTACACTAACTGTTACAAGTGGTGTAGTTACAGGTTATACACTAAATGGTTCTATTTTAGATATTACAATAACCAGCGGTGGTATTGGATATTCTTCTGCTCCAACTCTGACTATGACTGGTGGCGGTGGTAGTGGTTTCGTTGGTCAAGCGATTATGAATGGTACTTCGGTATCGCGAGTATTTGTTTCCAACTCAGGGGATTCTTATACATCAGTTCCAACTCTAACTTTTGGAACTCAATGGACTGCAAGTACTGCAGTAACTGTTGGTCAACAAATCTTTTTCTCAAATAGACTTTACACAGTAACTGTATCTGGAACTACTCACGCTTCTGTTGCTCCAACTATTACTGGTGCTGTTACTTCTGTTCCTGTAACAAATGGCGGTACTGGTTATACTTCGTCTCCTGCATTTACAGTAAGTGCACCTGATGTTACGGGTGGAAGTAATGCGGTAGTTACTGCAGTGTTTTCTGCTGGTGTAATTACTGCAATCACAGTTTCTGGCGGTGGTACTGGTTATATTAATCCACCGACAATTACATTCACTGGCGGTGGTGGAACAGGATTGATTCTTGGTACTCCAGTTTTACAAACTGCTACCAATGGTACTGCAACATTAAAATATGCTGGATCAACTGCAACTGGTACTGCTAACTTAAAATACGGTGCAGGATATTCTACTTTACCAACTGCCACAATTACTCCAGTTTCTGCTGGTAATGGTGCCACTGCTTATTTCGTTGGTGTTCAATCCACAGCTAAACTTATTCCATTAATTACTGATGGTCAAATTAGATCTGTTCAGATTGATGATGGTGGTATTGGCTACACATACGCTAACTTAACTGTAACTGGTAATGGTACTTTGGCTCAGTTAACTGCAGATTTGTCTCCAGGTGATATTAATACGCTTCAAGCGAACACTGAATTGTTGACACCTGATGGTCGTGTTATGGCTTACCCAGTTATCTCTGGCGGTTATGGTTATGGCGCAGATTTTCCTATTACTATTACTGGTGACGGAACTGGTGCTTCTGCAATGGCTCGAGTGGTGAATGGTAGAGTAAATAAGATTGAAGTTTTAAACTATGGTCTTGGATATCGTTATGCTAACGTAGCGTTTAATCAAGGTGGTGGCCAAGGTGCTGTTGCTCGTGCTATAATGGCTCCATACGGTGGCCACGGCAAAGATCCTATTACTGGTATGTTTGCCAAGAAATTAATGTTCTACAGCAACATCTCAAAGGACGCTAACCAAGGATTTACTGTAAACAATGACTTCCGTCAACTTGGACTTATTAAAAACCCAAGAAAATTTGGAGCATTTGGTAACTTGGCTTCTAGTTTAGCGTCTGCTTGCTACGTTATTGCTGGGACTATTGATATTAATAACTTCGCTCAAGATATGCAAGTAAACTTAGGTTCTGCAACTGGACCATTATTTAGAATTGTTGCTTTGACAAGTACGGGAGTTCTATTACAATCTATTGATAATGTAGTTCCCGCAGTTGGTAATACATTTGTTAATGCTGCAGGAAATACTTTCTCTGCATCAGGTGTAACAGCTCCAACAGCAGATAAATATTCAGGACACTTACTATTCATAGATAACAAAGTAGCGTTTACTCCTACTGCTGATCAAAACGTGACTCTAAGAACTGTTATAAACTTTTAACATAAATAAACAAATAACTTAAAGAGTAAAAGAATGCTAGATTTCAATACCGAACCGTATAACGACGACTACGACGAAACTAAAAAGTTTTACCGTATTCTTTATCGCCCTTCATTTGCGGTTCAGGCTCGCGAACTAACTCAAATGCAGAGTATTCTGCAGAATCAAATTAAGCGCCATGGTGATGCGATCTTTAAACAAGGTGCCATGGTTATCCCTGGGCAAGCATCAATCCAGACTATTACACAACCTGGAAAGGGTGCTGATTACGTAAAACTAATCTCCTTGTATAATGGTGTTGCTGTCGAAACATTCCGCACAAATTTACTTGGTAAAACTTTAATTGGCCAGACTACTGGTGTAAAAGCCACAGTAGTTCTTACTCAAAGCGCAGAAGCCAGTGATCCAACTACACTATATTTAAACTACCAACAATCTGGTACAGATAAAACAACTAAAACTTTTGCTGTTAATGAAGTTCTAATTACTGAAGATAGTATATATTCTGTTCAAGTTGGTTCTGCAAATGACTCTATCGGTAAGGGTTCAACAGCAACTGTTAATTCTGGTGTTTATTATATTAATGGTAATTTCTGTTTAGTTGACACACAAACTATCGTTCTTGACAAATATACTGCATCACCAACATATCGTATTGGTCTTAACGTCTCTGAAGAGATTGTTACTCCAGAAGAAGATGAAACTCTACTTGATAATGCGCAAAATAGTTTTAACTATGCTGCTCCAGGTGCTCATCGTTATTATATTGATTTAACTTTGAAGAAACTTGCAATTGATTCAGTATCAGATTCAAATTTTGTAGAATTGATTCGTGTAACAAATGGTGAAATTAAGACTATCGTTGAAAAAACTGATTATTCTTTTCTTGGCGATGAGCTGGCACGTCGTACATTCGATGAGTCTGGTGACTATACTGTTAATGGTTTTGGTATTGATATTCGTGAACATCGTAACAATAATCGTGGGACGTGGACTTCTAATACTGCATTCTTAATTGGTGATATCGTTTCATACGGTGGTTACACTTATGTTGCTTTAAATTCAGCAACATCAATTACAACTCCTCCGACGCATACATCTTCATCTGCATTCGATGGTCCAGGTGCTACTGGTGTTAACTGGCAGTATGAAATAAAACCAGTATACAATCGTGGTATTAATATTAATGGGGATGAATCAAAACTTGCTATTGGTATTGAATCGGGCAAAGCGTATGTTCGTGGTTATGAAATTGAGAAAACTGCAATAACATATATCCCTGTGCCTAAAGCACGCGACTTCGTTCAGGCTACTGCTTCAGTTGTTGATACTACTGTTGGTAATTATGTATTAGTTACAAACGTAAACAATTTACCTCCAGTTGATAGTCTTGCGCAGATTACATTATATAACAACATAACTGGTTCTACAAATCGAGGATCTCCTCAAGGAACTATTGTTGGCTACGCTCGTGCACGCTTTATAGAATGGCATAATGGTTTACCGTTTGGTTACTCTGCAATTTATAAACTTGGTTTGTTTGAGGTTCAAATGAATCCAGGATATTCTTTTAACGCTGATGTTAAAGGTTTCGCGTATACAGCACTTTCTGATTCCAACTTAAACTTTACTGCTGATATTAGCCCAGTAGTTGATCAATTAGATGGTTCGGTAACTGCTTCTTCAACAACAGTTACTGGTAATGGCACATCTTTCTTAACAGATTTACAAGTTAATGATTTAGTTCTTATTGGTGGTAGTGCTGGATCTTTCCGTAAAGTAACAGCAGTATCTGCTCAAGGTACTATTACTGTTGATGCAACTATTACAGTTACTGGTGCAACAATTGCTAAGTGTACAACTGAGATTCTTGAACCACAGAAACAATCATTAATTTTCCCACTGCCATATCAAGCAATCCGTTCTATGAGAACTGCTGGCAGCGGTGGTACTAATAATACAACTTTCTATGTTCAACAGAAGTTTACCCAAACTGCTACTGGCGTGGCACTGACTTTAAGTACGTCAGGAACTTTCGCTCCAACTGCAGAACCTACTAATTATATTGTTATTGATAATGATGCTGCAGCAGGTGGTACTATTATTACTCCAGTTGCAATCAATCCTTCTGGATCAACTTGTAGTATTACTGTTCCTTCTGCTCAATCTGGTCGTTCAATTTCTGTTATTGCAACAGTTATTCGTAATGGTTCTGGCTTCGAGAAAACTAAAACCTTAACAAACACTTTTGAATCGTTTACTACAGCTGTAGCTGCGCAAGCAAATGTTATTTCCCTAGATAAAGCAGATTTGTTTAGGATCGTAAGTATTACAATGGCTCCAAGTGTTGCTTTTGGTAGTACCCCAACAAGCAATCAATATACTGTTGATATTTCAGATCGTTACGATGTTGATAGTGGTTCAAGATCTACTCACTATGATTTGGCAACGCTAACATTAAAACCATCTTATGCTGCTCCATCAAACCCAATTAGAGTAACATATCAATACTTTGAACATGGGGCTGGAGATTACTTTAATGTTAACTCATATAGCGGTATTGACTATAAAGATATACCACCAGTTTTAAGAGATGCATTAGATTTTCGCCCACGTGTGGCAAATAAATCTGTCGGTGCTAAAAACTTTATTGGTACTGGTGCTATTGTTTCTGGCGTGCCGAAACGTGGTCAAGCGGTTACTGCTGATTATAGTTACTATCTACCAAGAAACGATAAAATTGCTATTGACTACAATGGTTTAATTTTTAATATTCCTGGTGTCTCATCTCTAACTCCAGGATACCCAGCAAGCCCATCTTTGGGCATGGTCCTTTATACTCTAGATTTAAGTGCATATACATTTAATGCAACACAATCTAATGTTGTTTCTTTTAAGGTTGATAATAAAAGATACACCATGCGTGATATCGGTGTTTTAGATAAGCGTATCAATACTCTAGAATATTATACTGCTCTAAGTATGCTTGAGCAAGAAACTCAATCTCTGTCTATCAAAGATAGTTCTGGTTTAGATAGAATGAAGAATGGTTTCGTTGTTGATAATTTTGCAGGGAATAAATTAGGTAATGTTGGTTCTGAAGATTATTTCTGTGCTATTGACATGAAAGAAAATACTCTTCGCCCATTCTATACAGTATATAATGCAAATCTACTGGAAAAATACTCAAACGACTCTGCTCGTACAGCTGCAAACTATAAGTTGACTGGTGATATCATTACATTACCATATACTACAACTCCAATAGTTACACAAGTATACGCATCTCGTCTTGAGAATATTAACCCATTCGCTATCTTTACTTTCCTTGGCAATGTTCAATTAAATCCTCCAACCGATGATTGGTTTGAAACTGCTAGAATGCCTGATATTATTCAACAGGTAGAAGGTAATTATAATTCTATACAAGCGCAAGCCCAAAAAGATGGAGTGTTAGGTAGTGTTTGGGGTGCTTGGAAAACTCAATGGATTGGTGATGCAGTTGTTACTGGTAGTCAAAATTTTAGCGCAGATCGTCGTGGTGGTGATGGTGGAGCATTCTTAGACGCTACATTTGGTCTTGGTCCAGCAGCAGCTGGTTGGGCAGCCCGTACAGTAACTGCAGATATAGTTGCAACTACAGTTGGTCAATCTAGAACTGGTGTTAGTACAAAAATTGAACTAAAGACTGACTACGAACAAGTTGACGATAGAACAGTTTCAACAACAGTTATTCCATACATTCGCTCAAGAAATATTCTTGTGCAGGCTTATAAACTAAAACCATCTACACGTTTCTATCCTTATTTTGATGGTATCGATGTTTCTAGTTATTGTACTGCTGCTCAGAAATTGGTGTACACCCCAACATCTGGTACCTTCAATAGTAAAGTAAACGTAGGTGGTCAAGGTTCTGCAACTGCACGTAGAATCGAAGGTGATTCACAAGTGTGCCTGAACACTGGTGATGTTATTACCAATAACGCAGGTACTGCAACAGCGGTAGTTGTTAACGTATATCTTGACGAAAATGATGCTTATTGTTTAAGTGTTGTAAATGTTAAAGGTACATTTGCCAATGGGCAAACTATCTCTGGATCAAATAGTAGCGCACAAGGTACTGTTGTTTCAATAACACCACAATCTACACTGGTAACAAATGCAGCTGGTGAATTAGAATTTTTATTTAATATTCCAGAAACTGATGCGATTCGTTTTAGAACTGGTACCAGAGAATTTAAATTAGTAGACGTTACAACATATAATGGTGATTACACTTCACGTGGTATTACTAATTATGTTGCTGATGGTACACTAATTACTAAACAAGCAACTGTTAATGCTGTAAGAAACGCAATATTAGTTCAAGAAGAAATAACTAGCGAACAAACTATTTTTGATACTACGTATCGTGTAACTTCAGACACTGGTTGGTATGACCCACTGGCGCAGTCATTCTTAATTCAGCAAAAAGGTGGCGCATTCTTAACTTCCATTGATGTGTTCTTTGCTACTAAGGATGATAATCTACCAGTTACTCTACAAGTTCGTGAGATGGTAAATGGGACTCCAGGTAAAAACATTCTTGCATTTAGTACTGTGACTCTGCGTTCAGAAGAAGTTAATCTATCTGCTAATTTTGTAACTATGCCTGACGGCACTTCTAAGCGTAGTTATGATACTGCAACAACATTCACGTTTGAGAGTCCAGTTTATGTTCAGGATAATACTGAATACTGTTTCGTTCTTCAGTCTGATTCAAATAACTATAATGTTTGGATCTCTTATATGGGTGACCAGATCCCAGGTTCAGGAAGATCTATTTCGGTTCAACCTTACGCTGGTGTAATGTTTAAATCACAGAACGCATCTACTTGGACTGCAGACGATAACGCTGATATTAAGTTTACAATTAAACGTGCTGTGTTTAACACTTCAGTAATTGGTGATGTTGAGTTTGTTAACGATGTTGTTCCATACGATACTTTAGATACTGATCCATTCCAAACTACTTCAGGTTCAACAACTGTTCGTGTTTGGCACTACGATCATGGTATGCCAACTGGTTCAACTGTAGATATCTCTGCAGTTAACTGCAACGATTTAGGAACTGGTACTATTACTGCTTCAACAAGCAGCACTACTGTTACTGGTTCTGGCACAGCGTTTACAACTCAACTAGCAGTTGGAGCAAGTTTGTATAACTCTGCTGATGTTCTAATTGGATCCGTTGCTTCTATTGCAAGTAATACTTCATTAACTCTTACTGCCAATTCTGGTGTTGTAGCTGCTGCTGGTTCTACTTTCCAATACGTATCTCCAATTAATGGTATCCCAGCTATTCAAATATTCACTACTAAGATTATTGGTAATGTTGATCCTGATTCGTATACATTCACTGTCTCTACTGCAGCTACCACTAGCGGATATACTGGTGGTACTTTTGTAAAAGCCAGCAGAAATATTCAATATGATATTATTACTCCTTCTGTTCAGATGCAAACATTCTCTGATACAGCAACTACATTTAATATTAAAACTACTTCTGGTAAATCAGTTGATGGTAGTCAATCGTCATATGTAGGCGATTCTGGGTTTTCTCCTGCATTAAATAAAGAAAATAATTATTTTTATACTCCGAGAATGATTGCTTCTGAGACTAATGAGAATCTATCATTGGCTGGCGCTAAGTCGGTAACTTTCTCTGCTCAGATGAAAACTACTAACGACTCAGTTTCTCCAGTTATTGATACTACTCGTACAAGTTTAATTGCAATTAGTAATAAGTTGAATAAACCAACTGAGTCCAATGTTAACGTATCTGCTCTGGATAATATCACATCGTTTACTCATGCTACTGGTGCGTTTACGTTTGTGTCAGGTGGGACTATTACTTCCACTGTCGCTGGTGTTAGAACTGCAATGGCTGGTATAGGTATTGGTAAATTTGTTACTATTTCTGGAGCAACATCTGGTGGTAATAATGGGACTTTCTTAGTTACTGCATTCAGCGATAACGGAACTACTGGTACTCTTACTTTAAACACTACGTTTACTGGCGAGGCTTCTGTTTCTGGTACTACTATTACTGCTAGAATCTTATTTGCTGACGAAATTGCTCCGATTGGTAGCACTTCACAAAGTAAATATGTAACTACTCCAGTTAAATTTGCAAACGCTTCTACTTACCTAAGAGTTATGCTAGCTGCAAATATCCCTGCTGAGGCTGATGTTTCTGTTTATTATAAGACTTGTACTGGTGACAGTGCTCAGTTGGATAATACTAAATATACTCTGATGACAGCTGATGGTGTAGTTACTAAAGTAGATAATGGTAATCCTACTTTCAGCGATATTGCTTACACTTTAACAGGTATGCCTTCGTTTGACACTATCGTGGTTAAAATCGTTATGAATTCTACCAATACGTCAGCTGTTCCTATTATTAAAGATTTTAGAATTATTGCTTGTGTTAAATAAATGAAGCAATTTTTAAAAGTACAGGGTCACGCCAGTTTAGTTCGAGATACAACTACTGGTGCGATCCTAAATAATAATAGAACTGAGTATGAAGAATACCTTGATAGAACGAGGAAAGCTGAAGCCCGAGAAGCTGAAATTTCTCAACATACAGAAGACATAAATAACATAAAGAACGAATTATCAGATATAAAACAGCTTCTTCTGCAGCTGGTATCTACTAAATAAGACTGACTAAGGAAACTTAAATGGCATCTATAACTGCTCCATCGCTAACCCTAAGATCTACCAAAGGTAGTCCTCTTACCAACGCTGAAGTTGACGCAAACTTCTCAAATATATCCACGCAGATTGCACTTGGCCAAACTGCTGCCAGTTACACTGCAGCTGACGTTCTGGCAAAACTAATTACTGTTGATGGCTCAGGTTCTGGTCTTGACGCTGACTTACTTGATGGTTTAAATTCTGCTACTGCAAACACAGCATCTACTGTTGTTGTTCGTGACGCTTCTGGTAACTTTGCTGCTGGTACTATTACTGCTGCTCTTGCAGGTAATGCTACTACTGCTACTGACCTACAAGCTACTCTAGTTGTTGCTAAAGGTGGTACTGGTGCTACTACTGCTTCAGCTGCAAGAACTAACTTGGGTGTTGCTATTGGCACTGACGTTCAAGCGTATGATGCTGATCTAGCTGCGCTTGCTGGTGTTACTTCTGCTGCTAACGCATTACCATACTTCAGTGGAGCTGGTACCGCTACTACAACTACCCTTTCCGCATATGGTCGTAGTCTTATCGATGACGCTGATGCTGCCACTGCTCGTTCTACTCTTGGTTTAGTTCTCGGTACTGACGTTCAACCATTCGATGGTGACTTATCTGCTATCGGTGCTCTTACTGGTACTTCTGGTGTTTATGTTAAGACTGCTGCTAATACTGCTGCTTTAAGAACTATTACTGCTGGTGCTGGTATTTCTGTTACTAACGGAGATGGCGCTGCTGGTAATCCAACTATTGCTGCCAACGTAACTTCAGTTCAAGGTAATACTGGCGCTGTTATTGTTTCAGTTCCTGTTACTTCAGTTCAAGGTAATACTGGTGCTGTTATTGTTACAAACATTGGTGGTAATGCTGCCACTGCATCTAACATTTCATATGGTGGCGTTCAAGGTGTTCCAACTGCACTATCACAGTTCTCAAATAACTTGGGTAACTATGGAGGATTTATGGATGCAACTAGTTTAAATCAACAAGGAAACTATCGTGGTCCTGTTACTAACTTCGCTAAACAAGGTAATACTGCAGTGCTATTCTGTAATTGTAACTGTAACTGTAACTGCTAATAGGAAAAACAATGGCAAAAATTTATAAAACCTCATCTACTATAACAGGTAGATTAAGTTCATACCGCACAGAAGAAATCACAAATCCTAGTTTCAAACACGTATTAAATATTACATCTAATATCCTGAACTATAAATTTATTAGAACCGATGATAATAATATTATTTACAATATGACCATATCATTAGAAGATCTTAAATCTAATGAAATGTTTGCGTCACAGTCTTTTGTAATTCCTGCTGACCTTGCTATTAATGGATTTACAGGTTCACCAGAAGAAGTAACACTAAGTAAATCTAATATTGTATTTCCGCTGCTAACAACCATAATTAATAAAGACGAAATACTAGCAAATACTAATACTACTTGGTATTTCTCACCACTGAGAATTTTTATTCCGTGTGCATTGGGTGATTTTACTACTTTTGAATATTCGGTTTATAATGAAGTAGGTGGTGCTGAAATTAATGTTGAAGTAAATTCTCCACACACCATTTCTACTGAACTAAGATCTTGGAAAGAGTTTTTCTCAATAATTACTGCTACTACACAACAAGCAACTCCTGCTGTTGGTGATACTATTACTATTACAGTAAATAGTTCGGACACATCTTTAGATATGGTTTATGTAGAACCAATTGTTGGTATTATTAATAAAACACGTGTTAAACTTACTAATGGTATTGGCTCTTTTAGTATTCTAACATCATCACTACAATCTGGTGATATTGTTGATGCTAAAATTAATTTTAAACAGTATACTGGTGTTGGTAGATTTACCAAAACATTATCTTAACTCTAATTTTATATACATAAATAGACTGGTAACCCAGTCTATTTTCATTTTGAGGATCTATAAATGTCGTTATTTAAAATATCATGCTTTAAACCAGATACTTCTGAGCAAAAATTTATTCATTATGATTCTAGTATTAGCACATTGACTTGGGAAGACGGAACACCAATTGTTAATACTAAACTTGATACTAGAGAATTAGAGCAAGTTAAAATTCATAAAGGTAAGAAACCAAAACGAGTTAAAATTCAACTTGGATTATCTTGTAACTTTGAGTGTGATTATTGCAACCAAAGATTTGTTCCGCACGCTGATTCTACAAACCCAGACGATGTTATACCATTCGTTAGTAATATGAGTGTGTGGTTTGATGGTGGTGAAGATGGATTAGGTGCTGGAAGAGTATTTGAATTTTGGGGTGGAGAACCATTAGTATATTGGAAAACTCTAAAACCTCTTGCAGAAGAATTACATAAAAAATATCCTAATGCGCAAAAATCAGTTATTACTAATGGTAGTTTATTAGATAAAGAAAAGGTTGATTGGTTTGATTTACTAGATTTTTCTTTATCAGTATCTCATGATGGTCCAGGGCAATTTGTTCGTGGACCAGATCCACTAGAAGATACTAATAGTAAAGAAGGTATTCTTTATGCGTATAAAACTCTTGCTTCTAAAGGCAAAATGAGTTTTAATTCTATGATTAATAATAAAAATACTAGTCGTAGAGATATTCAACAGTTTTTTGAAAAATTTATAACGGATAACCTTGAAGAAGAATATCTACAATACCTATTGATTGGTGAGGGTACGTTTATTGATGCTTACGATATTGGTGGTTTACAAAATTCTTTAATGGATGATAATGATCAGGTTAAATTTAGAAATCTATCATTAAATGAAATGCGAGAAGGTGGTGTAACTAGATGGATTACCATACATGAGAAAGTTAAAAATTTTATTCAATCATTAGAAACTGGCAAAAGAAAAGAAACCTTAACACAAAAATGTGGTATGGATCTTAGCGATAACCTTGCTATAGATCTTAATGGTAATGTATTAACTTGTCAAAATGTTTCTACAGTTTCTAGTAGTCCAGCTGGGGTTTCTCATCATATTGGTCATGTTTCAGACCTAGCATCCGTAGAAGTTAAAACTGGTACTCACTGGAGTGATAGGAAAGAATGTTCAAATTGCCCAGTTTTACATATTTGTAAAGGCGCATGTTTCTTTTTATCTGGTGATTTGTGGGAAGCTACTTGCGACAACTCATACAGTGATAATATTGTAATGTTTACTGCTGCAATTGAATTATTAACTGGATATATCCCACAATATATTGATGGTCCACTAAGACAAGATCGTAAAGATATCTTTTGGTGGGTAAATGGCAAACCAGAAAATACTCGTAAAGCCAAAAAAATTATCCCAATCGCTGCAATTTAATTCTGCAAAACCCAAGTTCCGTATCTTATAAATAAAGAGGTATAAGAATAGTGTTTAGGATGGGTCAATGGCTACTATTAGCAATCTTTTTGTGGACGCTGGGAGTGATTACAGTAACATAATTACTGTAAGTTCAACCAACGGACAACCTCTGAATTTAAGTGGGTATACTGTGGCTTCTCAAATGAGAAAGTCCTACAGTTCATCCACGGTATACGCATTTACCGCATCGGTCTACGATGCAGCCAACGGTAAAGTCAGACTCCAACTATCCGCTTCAAGTTCTTCGGCTATCCCTGCAGGGAGATGGCTATATGACGTGGAGATCACTTCTGCAGCAGCTGCTAAAACCAGAGTTGTAGAGGGTATCGTAACTATAACCCCACAGATAACACAAATATAATGGCAGATACAATAGCAGTAGTAACCCCAGACCAAGCATTATCGGTAGCAGTTTCGGAAGGTGTTCTTACACTTTCATCGACAAACTTAGCTGCACCAGCTTTCGTTGAATCAATATCAAACATCGCCGATGTCGATGTAACTACTAATGGTAAAGTAAACGGGTCCATACTAGTTTACAAAACAAACACAAATAAATGGACCTCTTCCACTACGCTTGATGCGCAGAATATGGAAGGTGGCGAATATTAATCGTTTAATCGGAGAATAAAAGATGGCATCAATAATTAGAATAAAACGCTCATCGGTTGCAGGAAACCCAGCTGTTCTTGGCACTGGCGAATTAGCGTACTCAGCTTTTGGTGGCGCAGGTGGTAATCGTCTTTACATCGGTATGGGGTCAGAGACCTCAGGTAATGCTGCTAACCACCTTGTAATTGGTGGTACTTACTATACTGGTTTAATTGACGCTTCTACTGCTGGCACACTAACTACTAACCAATCTTCAATCCCAGTTCTTTCTGCAACTGGTACGATTGATACTTGGAAAGTTGGCAATACTCAATTAACTGGTAACACATTATCATCAACTGATACCAATGGTAATATTAATATTACTCCAAATGGTACTGGTAAATTAGTTCTTAATAATCCATATATTAATGGTACGACTGATACCCTTTCTGAGTTTATCTATGATCTAGTTGGTGGTGCAGTTACTGGTACTGCAGGACAGATTGTTGTTACTAACTCTGATGGCGCAAATACCTCTACAGTTTCTTTAGCAACTACTGCAGTTTCTGCAGGTAGTTATGGTTCTTCTAGCGCAATCCCAACATTCACTGTTGATACATTTGGTCGTTTAACTGCTGCTGGTACAGCTTCTCTAGCAACTTCTTTAAATATTGCTGGTGACACAGGTACTGATTCTGTTGCTCTATTAACAGATACAATAACTTTTGTTGGTGGTACTGGTATCACTTCAGCAGTAACTGCTGTTGGTACTGCAACTAGCGTTACTTTTGATATCGATTCCAGTGTTGTTACTTTAACTGGTACACAAACACTTACTAATAAGACATTAACAAGCCCATCATTAACTACTCCAGTTATTGCTTCTACTGGCGCAATCTTTAATGGTACCACAGGTACTACAACTGTTGTAGCTTCTGCAGCTGCTGGTTCTACTACATTAACTCTACCAGCTGCTACTGATACTTTAGTTGGTAGAAATACCACTGATACGCTAACAAACAAGACAATTAGTTTCGGTTCTAATACCGTAACTATGACATCTGCTCAGTTGGCGACTGCGGTTTCTGATGAAACAGGTTCTGGTGTTCTAGTTTTTGCTACTAGCCCAACTCTAATAACTCCAACTCTTGGCGTTGCTTCTGCAACTAGTATTAACAAAGTAACAATCACAGCACCAGCAACTGGTTCTACTTTAACTATTGCTGACGGTAAGACTCTTACTGTAAACAACACTTTAACATTAACTGGTACTGATACTTCTTCTATTGCTTTTGGTGCTGGTGGTACTGTTGCTTATGTAGCAAACAAACTAAGCGTATTTGCTGCCACTACTTCTGCTGAACTTGCTGGTGTTATATCTGATGAGACTGGTACTGGTGTTCTAGTATTCTCTAACAGCCCAACTCTAGTAACTCCAACTCTTGGTGCTGCTCTAGCAACTAGCATTACTGCCACTTCTGGCAATATGTCTGTTAGTGCTGCATCTGGTAATAACAGTGTTAACTTAGTTCCGACTGGTACAGGTACTGTTGACGTTGCTAACAAGCGTATTACTTCTGTTGCTGAACCTACTCAGTCTAGCGATGCTGCTACTAAGAACTATGTTGACGCAGTTAAGACTGGTCTTGATGTTAAAGATTCAGTTATCGTTACTACAACTGGTAACTTAACTGGAACATATTCTAACGGAACTTCTGGTGTTGGTGCAACTCTTACTAACTCTGGTACTCAAGCTGCTCTTACTATTGATAGCAGAGTTCTTACTGTTGGTGATCGTGTTCTTGTTAAAGATCAAACTACTGGTCTACAGAATGGTTTCTATAGAGTAACTACTGTTGGTACTGCTTCTACAAACTGGGTATTGACTCGTACAACTGATGCTGATGAAAACAGCGAAATTACTCCAGGTGCGTTTACTTTCGTTGAAGAAGGTACTGTTGGTGCAAGCAATGGTTACGTATGTACTAACGTAGGTGCTATTACTGTCGGTACTACACCGATTACTTTCGTTCAGTTCTCTGGTGCTGGTTCAGTTATCGCTGGTGATGGTTTAACTAAGACTGGTAACACTCTAAATGCAGTTGGTACTAATAACCGTATATCTATCTCTGCTGATGCGATTGATATCTCTTCAAGTTATGTTGGTCAAGCTACTATCACTACTCTTGGTACTATCACAACTGGTACTTGGACTGGTTCAGTAATTGGTGGTCAATATGGTGGTACTGGTGTTAATAACACTGGTAAGACAATTACACTTGGTGGTAATTTAAGCACTATCGGTGCGTTTACTACTGCGTTAACTGCAACTGCAAACACTACATTAACACTACCTGTTACTGGTACTCTTGCTACTTTAGCTGGTTCTGAAGCACTAAGCAATAAGACAATTACTGCTTCTTCTTTCAGCGGTACTACTATTGCTGGTTCTGGTTTAATTACTTTCACTAACACTACTGAAGCTGGTCCACTTGGAACTGCTGGTGTTGTTATGTCTGGTGGTTTATCAGTTGCTAAGAAAATTTATGTTGGAACTG